ACTCCAATTTAAGCTCGGGAGGCAAAGGGTTGTCTATACCGTGAGAGGCGCTCAATACGATCATATGGTCCGCCTTATGGTCTCGAGCAAGGACCCTCACTTTTTCAATCAGGCACTGATGTCCCCACGTAGGAGGATTCATCCGTGCATAGGCAAAGACAGTGGTCTTCGCACCTTCCTTTATGCCTGTCTGCCGCAGAAAGTTCTGTCGGCTAAATTCTTCTCTGTCCACTATCTTGGTCACTCGCTGTTCATAGACAACGACAAAGCCTTCGCCCTTTGTCTCTTGACCATTGATATCGGTGTAGAACTGCCGTGTGCCAGATAAAGCATTGTTCAACAGCTTCTTCGCTGCTTGAAGATGCGAATGCACAAAGAAGAATGAATCAAATATAGGCGAAGCAAATATGGACTCGTCACGGGGATCAGCGGTGCCTTTGACCCGTTTGTTGATGTAATGCATCAGCTTTATGGACTGACGCATTACTTCTCGATACTCCTCTTGCACCAAGGGCGTGTTGTTAATCTCCTGCATTAAAGTCAAAAACTCACGCTGGTACTCTGCGGGGTAGTAAGCCTTATTCAAGTTGATCCGTGGGTCAATAACAAAGACATCTTCATCTTTTTTAAAGACGGAAAGATCAGCTGGGCAGTATGCCTCCCCCGTGTGTTGCGTGTGTATCGCAATACCTATCCTAGAGTCGTAGATTCGCTTCCCCGCAGGTGTATCGGAGTAGCAGGAGTAGGTGACGGTGTTCGCAGTGAAGAACATCTTGTCCAAGCCATTCTCGACATTCATCCCCTGCACATACATTAAGTCGCCTTGGTATATGCCCGTCTCTGGTGTGATCTTGGGCAGATGTGTCAGTGCTGCAATCAACTTATCGACAAGGTTCTGTGAGTAACCGTAGTTGCGGCGAACATCTTCCTCAGTAAAGTTCAGCTTTGGTACGCCACTGAAGTAGGACTTTGTAGCTACAAAGAACTTCCCCGTTTCCTTGTCGTGGCCAAACACAATGCTGGGGCTACCATCAAACTTCTCTGTGATGATTAGACTAGATTTATAAGACCGGTCCTCCGTAGAGGCCACCAGCATATTGTGCACTTCCGTCAGTGTGCGCAATGTATAGGCCAACTCCGCCTCGCCCAATCTAATGAAACGATCTTCGATGTGATCTATGTGGGTAGGACGATCCTTCCGCACTGTCACGCTTTTGACTTTCGGCAGCGGCGCAAGCGGCTCCATGACAGGCGCTTTTCTCTTTGTCCCGCGGGCCATGGTCCTCTTCACTGGGCGCAAGGAAGACAACGTAGGCGCTTTGGGCATACGTGGAATCTTCAAAATGGGCTCCCCTGCTGACGTACTGTCTCTGTCGTGAATGGTGCATCTTGTTTTGCAAACGCAGGTATACGCCAGCAGCGTACAGTTCTGCCCTTCAGGAAGATGCTGATCGGTTCACCGCCCATGTCGCGCAGACGTTGCGCCATCTTGGGTGCAGTCATGCCCTTGAAGTTATTGCGCATCAGATGCGCTTCAAGGTCCTTCATCCGGAAGTGACACCGACCATCCTCAGTATCGACCCATGGCCTCCCCATAAGGAGTTCCTCTCGGTCCATGGCTTGCTGCATGTGCGTAGTAAACTCTTCAAGGAGGTCCATGAAACGGCCCGTAACTGACGTATCCTCGCTGGCTTCCGAGATTTGTTCAGTCTCGACCATCTCTTTGAGAAGTCCGTTAAGCATGTTCTCCCAATCCATCTTTTTGAGCGTGGGTGGGAGGAGGTTAAGCCGTTCAAGACACGCTTTCTGAAACGCAGCTTGATTAAAGAGGCTGTCCGTTTCGAGTTCGATCCGCCGACCATTGATGTCAAGGAACCAGAGTGGTGGCTCACTGGCATACTTTGAGAGCGATGAAAGTGTCGGCGAATCAGGGCCATGACCGCCAATCCCGTACTTCCTTGTTCGACATAGACCAGAGTTGCAGAACGAATTGAGCGGGGCATCCTTACACTTGTAACGATAATCCTTCTTGCCCAGTTGCTTGATAACAAGTTGCACCTCGTTGTTTGGAAGTGGTGGGGCAAAATATTTTTGGTTGTGCTCGACTACCTTGTCTTCCCATGATGCGGGCGTAAGCTTTTTAAGATAGATGCCAACATTGAAGAGACCATTGTTTCGAGTACCTTCTGGGAACCCTTGGCTACAGAGGGCCTGAAGACACGGGGGACCATCTTTAATCGGCGCTTCCGCAACCTTAGGTGCCTCTGGAGCGACCAGCGGCGGCGTTTGCACAGCCGCTTCGTAGAGAGCATAAAACTCCTCAAGCGTAGCCGCCGAGCCATCTGCATTAAAGGCATATCGTGTCCCGTCATCACCCGCGAAGTAAGGAAGATTGAGAAAGTTGCCCGTGTCTCCGCGGTCCACGAGGATTTCAGCTTGCTTGGGGAATATCTCCCGCCCTGCCTCGCCAAGGAGTGCAGCACAGGCTTTCAAATACTCCTGCATATCCCGCGCAGGGATAGGTTCAGTGGTGAATAAAAAGCAGTGAGCGCCGCCAGATTTACTGCGGCAGACAACCAGAGGCAGATTGAGTGACGCTATCTTCTCAACCAGCCCTCGATGGTCGATAGGGTACTGATCAATATCGATGCAGCCCCATACACAAGAGTTATCAGCACGAATAGGAATAATACCAAGGGAAGGCTCAACACCATCAAGGTGACGCTCCCAAAGGTCATCCGATGGAGGTTTACGTACAACCGTAGCTTGCCCGTTTTGTTTTCCATCTCCCCGCTCACCCTTAATGACGTATGTGCCATAGGCAATATCCAATCCACTGAATATTGCCTTGAATTTTGTTATGTCGGCCATTCTCTATCTCTATGAAAAGGTGGGGTACTCGCTATAACTGCGCCGCATTACATCCCGCTACTTACAGGCGTGGCGCACACAGTATCCGCTTTCCCCCGTAAATCAGAACGGTGCTGCTTCGCTGCCTTCCATAATGTCATCAGCAGCGTGTTTCACCTTTACGTCACCAGCACTAATGCTCTGGGAGAAACCCTTTGCAGCGAGGTACAGGTCAGGATTCTCAATCGCGCCGATACGCTCGACTTCCCAACCAAACCACTTACCTTTGTCGTTGGACTCTGCCTGAGTGGTCAAGCGATAGAGTTGCGAAAACATCGGTGGTGTGTAAGGGCCGTTCTTACCTACCATCTTGGCTGACATCATCATGCTATTCCACTTACGCGACTTCTTTAACTGCGTAGACTTCATGGTGATCAACGCAGGTTCGGGAATATCATCTTCACCGACAATCATCACGTAATGATTGGCAGTGTTTTCAATGTAGTTACCGTTGTCGAGATAATCTTTACTATCGCCCGGTTCCCGGTGCGTTCTGCTAAGAATATCGCTCGTTGCGGGATGGATAGAGATCGGTGCGCCCGATCCCGAGCCGCGTGGTGCCCATTCAATGTACTGCCTAATGTAAGCGCAGGGGATAACGGTAATGCCTTTTTTGCCATCGTAAAGCTGTCCTGTTACTGTGTTGTAAATCATGCCCGGCATAGCACCTTCTACTTCGCCGACTTCTGGGCTAGTGTTTGTCAACAGACGCAGGAAGGGCAATGCAAAATCTTCCTGACCCATATTGTCAAAGCCACCAGCGGCTGCATCATCCTCAAAGGACATTGCAACGGTCAATGCATTTTCTTTCTTTGTTGCGATTTCGGTCTTAGCCATGATTCTTGCTCCTCGGTTCGTTAAGCGGATTTAATTGTCGCCTTGTGGCCTGTAAACAGACCAAAGGTTTCGGTAGGGAACTCAACGCCGCGTTCCACCATTTCTTTCGCCCATGCCTTCAGCGTTTGAGGCTCAATCTTCTCCGTTTGCTCGACAGGATAGCTTTGCTCACGAAGTTGGTTGATCAGTGTCTCGCACAGCTTGTCCTCATTGCGGCCAAATCGTACAGAGACGGTGTTCTTGATAATGTCATCGTAGCCATTCTTGCGAAGCCACTCGTAGGCAACGGCACGATTTTCTTCCTTGATGCTGGCACCATAGAACGGTTTGATCTCAATGGTGCTGCCATCGGCCATGGTGAACTTCTTCATACCAAGTTCTTGCAGCATGGCAGGAATAGATTCCTCCAAGAGTTTGCGTTGCTGGTCCTTACGCTCTTTCAGGACCGACTCAATCTCTTCGATTTCTTTTTCCAACTGCTTTGCACGTTTGGCCAAAGCACCTACAGAAGACAAGTCTTCATTCTTGACCTGCAATGCACCTGCGTCCTCTTCAAAGAGGGCATTCATATCACTCATCACTTTCTCCTCTCTCAGTTACATCAATACGAACGGGGATATAAATATACTCCCGTCTGTCCCATTTTAGCGCCGTGTAGCGACCACCGTTATTGAAAGATGCTATCGCACAAGCCAATCCGATAGCAACAGGGTCACCAGTTAATAAAAGATAATCATCATCACCAAAGTCCATCAGCTTCCTCCGCATCCGGCGTACTGACGGAGTGGTAGAAAAAGCAATCTGGGCGTTTGACGGCAGAATGATTTCAATTTTCCCAAACTTCATGGCAGGTGAAATGTCATGGTTGGGCATCTCTTGAACGACAAAAACTCTATTCACGTTTCTTTCTCCTTTCTTTAAACGTACGTCTAGTGTACACTACCCGAACAGGTTGTCAAGTGACCTGCACATAGAAAGGATAAAAGATGGATTATTTCATAGAGAAATACCCATTCAAGAACAAACCGTTTGTCCACCAAGCCGCGTATTTGCAGCGGTTCTGGCAGTACCCGACATCGGCCTTGTTTGCGGAGATGGGCACAGGCAAGAGCTTCATGATCATCAACAATGCAGCGATGCTCTATGACAAGGGCAAGATCAATGCAATGCTGATTGTGGCCCCCAAGGGGGTGTACCGGAACTGGTACAGGTCCGAGATACCCAAGCATATGCCAGAGCACATCAGCTACAAGATGGCGTGCTGGAACCCTACGCCCCGCAAAGCAGAGAAGATGGAAATGGATGTCATGTTCAATGCGGTGGACGATCTGCGCATCCTGATCATGAACATCGAAGCATTCAGCACGGAGAAGGGCCAGCAGTTCGCAAAGATATTCCTGCGGGTGACTGATGCGTTTATGGCCATTGATGAGTCCACCACCATCAAGACGCCGACTGCCAAGCGGACTAAAGCGATTGTCAAGATTGGCAAAGATGCGCGGTACAGGCGTATTGCCACAGGCTCCCCGGTCACCAAGAGCCCGCTGGACCTGTACTCCCAGTGCGACTTTCTGGGCGAAGACTGCCTGAACTACAACAGCTACTACGCTTTCCAAGCCCGGTACGCGGTCCTCGTCGAACGCAAGATGCCTACCCACACGTTCAAGCAGGTGGTGGGCTACCGGCACTTGGACGAGTTGAAGGACAAGCTGGACAGGTTCGCGTTCCGCGTCACCAAGGACGAGTGCCTTGACCTGCCGGACAAGATTTACCTGCGCCGGGATGTGGACCTGACCACAGAGCAAAAGAAAGCCTATGAGCAGATGAAGCTGATGGCGCTCTCTGTCTTGGATGAAGGGCTGGTCAGCACCAACAACGCTTTGACGCAGTTGATGCGTCTCCACCAGATCGTCTGCGGCTACGTCAAGTTGGACGATGGTCAAGAGATTGAACTACCAAATAACCGTATGTCCGAGCTCATGGACCTGCTGGCCGAGTCTGACGGCAAGGTGATCATCTGGGCGAACTACCGCAAGAACATCCAAGATATCAAGCTGGCAATCCAAAAGGAATACGGCATGACTTCAGTGGCCACGTACTACGGGGACACTGCTGCGGAAGATAGGCAGGACATTGTGGATAAGTTCTCCGATCCAAAAAGTGAGTTACGCTTTTTTGTGGGGAATCCGACTACCGGCGGCTACGGTCTGACCCTAGTTTCTTCACATACCGTGGTGTACTACAGCAATAGCTTTGACTTGGAGAAGCGATTGCAGTCCGAGGACCGGGCTCACCGGATCGGGCAAACGGAGAAGGTCACCTACATCGATTTGATTGCCACCAATACGGTGGACGAGCATATCGTCAAGGCGCTTCGCAATAAGATCAATATCGCCTCGGCTGTGCTGGGCGAAGAAATTAAAGGATGGCTCATCTGATGCAACTCATACCCATACGCAAGAAGTTCAAGTACGAAAAGCTGGAGCGCATTGACAGCGAAACTGGCCGTCGATACAAGGGCGAGAATACGATTGCGCTGCCCAGCGTCACTACGATACTGAGTGCCACAAAGGATGCCACCTTTCTGAAGGAATGGGAGGACCGTGTAGGCAAGGAAGCGGCGGAAAAGATTCGCAATGATGCTGCCTCTGTTGGCACTCACATGCACAGTGTCATCGAACGATTACTCCTGAACCGCGGGCTGGAGCCACCACGTACGTGGTTGCAAGTCAAGGGCTACGAAATGGGGTACAGGCTGCTGGAAGCCTTCTTCCCCAATGTCTACGAGGTATGGGGCTCAGAAGTTCCCCTGTACTACCCTGACCGCTATGCCGGGACAACGGACTGCATTGCCGTGTACAAGGGCCAGCCCTCCATCCTAGACTTCAAGCAAGCCAATCGGATGAAGAAGCGGGAGTGGATTGAGGATTACTTTGTTCAGTTGGCCGCGTATGCCGCTGCACACAACAAGGTCCACGGCACCACCATCGATCACGGGGTGATCCTGATGGTGGCGCAGAACGGCGAAGTGCAAGAGTTCGTGACCTGTGGCCGGGAGTTTCAGGGCTATCAGGACGAGTGGATGCGCCGTGTAGAGCAGTACGAAAAAAGAGAGCCTACGGACGAAAGCACATAGGCCCTAAAAAGCCGCTAATACGTCGTTGGAGGGCGACGGGGGTATATTAGCGGCCCAGCAAACTCACTTTTTCCGTGCCTTAGTCGTTGTTTTCTTTTTAACGGCTCCGCCTTTTTTAAACATCGAGGCTCTAGGCATCGCCCCTAGTGCTGTTCCGACCAAAGAAGCGACCCCTTTTGGGCGCGGAGTAGTAGGTGACCCAGTTCCAATGTCCTTTACAGGGACTCCACCGGGTTTAACAGGTCGTGGCATTGTTGCGCCAGTGACGGTTCCTGTTGAAGGAGCGGCCCCTTTTGGGCGTGGAGTAGTAGGTGACCCCGTGCCAATGTCTTTTACAGGGGTTGCAAGTTTTTTCATGGAGGATGCCGCAGTTTTTGCTGCATTTAGCATAGCGCCACTAGCGGCACCGCCAAGTGCCATCCGTTTTACTTTTGGTTTCATATCGTATCTCCCTTATATAAATAAAAAACTGAGGTTTTACTTCTTTCGTGCGGCTCTCATGTTATCCACCAGATTAGGGTACGGACGCCCAGCCTTCTTGGCCGCAGCTTTTGCTGCGGCTTTTTTCTTCGGTGCTAATGGCTTGGACTTGCCAAGACTCTTTGGCCGGGGCTTTTCCCACACTTCTTTTTTCACAGCGCCACCCTTTTTAAATCCAGCGGTCCCGCGGCGAATCACATCACCTGTTCCGGAAGATACAGGCCGACCGCTAGAATCAGTCAAAAAGTTGGAAGAGATTTCCTCCTGAGTGAGTCTTTCCACCACAGAATCTTCTGGAGTAAGGCCAGACACGATGTCGATCATGCGGGCGCGGGGATAAGTCTTTACGTTTCCTCGGGCATTTTCTTCTCTCACTGCTCTGCGCAACGGCTCTCGTGCATCCTCATCTATTTTGCGCAGGTCTCTACGAAACTTGTCGTTACGCAGTGCTTGTATCCCTGCCAGCGCAGCAGCGGCCACGCCAATGTCTTTTAGAATCTTTTTTGCCTTTGGCATGGTTATTTCCTTTATGTAATAGTGTTAATTAAAAGAACAAGCAGCTAACCGTCCACGAGCGTTTCCCACCCCGGTTACATTTGCGGACACGACCCCCGTATTGGAAACAAGGTTAGTAATATTGTAGTTAGTGGTGCTTGTACCCTCCGAGTTACCATATCCAAATATTCCCTTATCCCCACCATATTCACACGCAGCCAAAAAGGTTCTTGCGGTTCCTACCCCCGTCACATTACTGGACACGATCCCTGTATTTGCAACGAGGTTGGTAATATTTTGAAGGGATGAGGTACGGCCATACCCAAATATTCCTTTGTCTCCCCCATACTGACATGCCGCGATTCCTTCTCGTGCGGTTCCTACTCCTGTGGTGTTTGATGCAACAACGCCAGTGTTTGATACACGATTAGTAACTGAAGTCGCAGAAGTGCTTACCCATCCATAACCAAACACCCCTTTGTCCCCGCCATATTCGCAAGCCGCAAGCTCCACACGTGCCGTTCCTGAGTTCGTAGTACTTGAAGCAACCACTCCAGTGTTAGAGACTATATTAGTTGCAGTTGTATTAGCCGTGGAATAGCCATAGCCAAAAATACCTTTATCTCCACCAAAGCTACAGGCAGCCAAGTTATATCGGGCAGGGCCCGCTGAGTTCACATCAGAAGCCAGAACCC